GTTTGGATCAATTGTTAGATTAATTTCGCTCATTATTGATATCTCACAATCATGCCAATTGGTTCTTTATTAACATCTGCCAAACTTGCGTTACTACTACTTTGACGACTAACTTGTAAAGTTACTACAACAACACAACTATTTGCTGTTGTGTTTTGTGCTGGAGGAATTATAGTTGGTGTAGCATTAGGACTACCTGTACCACCTGTTAAATCACCTGGAATATATAGATAACCTGTACCATTAGCAGCATTACTAAATGCAGCAATTAAATTAGGACTATATGTGCCTGCACCTGTACTTGGCTGGGTAGCATTTAATGTCAAATTACCCATAACAATACTTGTATCACTACTATATGTGATATCAGTTGCAGTGTAAAATTTTGCGCTAGTAGAAAGTGCCCAATTATTTGGTGAAGTGCAATTTACTGGATTACCTGAACTATCAGTAAATGTTAATGGTAGTGTATATGATTCACCAGTGTATATCTCAATACACTGCATCTCTGTACCAGCGATTGTAACTGTTTTAGCCCCGTTTAATAATAAACTCATTTTAGTGATTCCTATATATTATTTATATATAAATTTATGTTAACCAGATCGTAATCTAGTATCAATTGTTCGTATATTTGGACGAATATCATCAATAGTTAAATTATGCTTTACTAATAATGATAAAATTGTATCCTTTACTAATAGATAATTAGATTCCTTAGTAGTTTTAAAAACATTAAAATCTTTTGAATATTTAATAAAATCTTCTGTATTACATGTTTGTAAAAATGCGATAATTTCCATATTTTTATCCTATTTCGGGTATGTGTAACTATTAATTAATTGACAAAATGTAAATTGTAAATTAGCATTAGGAGTTAAATTTCTTACTAATAAAAATCCTTCTTTTGCACCTGATACACCAGGTCCCTGATAAAAATTAGTTTGACCTATTGCAAAAGGTATATTTGCTTCTACATTATATGTTTGTAAAATATTTGTATCAGTTATAGATAAATTAGCGTTACTTACGAATCCTGCACATAACTGAAAAGTTGCATCTATATTGCTTACTACTTGAAAACCATAAATATAACCTAATGAATTATTTGCAGTAATTTCCAATGATAAAATATTTTTTGCTAATTTATACCAATTATCTTCACCATCATCTGCTGTTAATAATCCTGCTTGGTCTGGCAAATAGTTAGAAGTACTGCTACTTGCATAATAATTATTACCATTTGTGCCTGCTGATGTAGTGGCTGTACCACTATACCATGGATAATAATTATTAATATTAATTGAGACACCGCCAGGAATATAACTTGGTTGTCCACGTACATTGCTTGTTGTAAGATTATACCAACTATTAGCCAAATTGCCACTATTATTAGCAATTGTATCTCTTAATATCCAATATGTTTGATTACCAAAATGAGTTGGTGAAATATAAACATTTGCTTGATTTGAAGATACATTTGCGTATACATTAGTACCAATAAAATTAATTACATTTGCATTACCCTGTATTGTATTTGCATCTTTAATAATAATTGTTGAATTTATACCGCCTGATATAGCATTTGCAGGTATAGTATTAGGTTTATAAACATTACCAGGTAATCCACCATTACCAGTATTTGGATTATATGGAGTTATATTAGCGCCGCCCCAACTAAATGGACTGCTAGCATCACTAGTCCTACCAGCAAAATCATTACGCGCTGTTACGCTCCAATAATAAGTATTTGCTGCTAAGTCATTGACGGTTATGGTAACATTGTTATAATAACCATTTGCACTATCACTGTTAATAAATGGTAATCCACCAGCATTTTGTACAGTGCGATACAATACATGTTGTTGAATATTACTTGTGTTACCATAGTTAAAGTCCATGTATATGACTACACCTTCGTCAGGTACACAACTTGAAACATTAAAACCAGTTATTAATGCTTCGCTATCTGTGAATTCAGTTACAATAGGTCTGCATGGTGGACTGATGACATTAGGATCTTTTAGACCAGTATTGTCTGCTGGTACAAAATCTTGTATAGCATTGTCATTGTAAATTGTACCATTATATTCAAATGCTTCAATTAATGCACTTAGATTACCTTGATCATCTTGTACTTCGCTTACGCTGCTGACACGGAATAGTTTGTCAGTCCAACCATAGACATCATGGTTGACACGAATGATATCACCTGCGTCTATCTGTATACCACTATAATCTGTTTGGCAAGTAATGATTAAATCTTCACGACTTTGCAATAATCTACGAACTGCTAGATATTTTGCTTGCACTGCATTATTGACTAAAGGTAGTGCAAAATTTAATCTATTATTTGCTTCATTAGGACTTAAGACACTATTGTATAATGGATACCATGCTGTGCTTGGGTCAGTAAGATCAACGATCTGATAATCAGTCTGATCTTTGACATTAGTATTTGGGTATGCGACTTCTACGCTATTGTATGTGTCATTTAGATCAATAGGATTGATTTGTATACCACCAATAACATTACAACTTTTTGTATTATTTGCATTTACATTGAATAGATTTGCTATTGTACCTGAATATGGTCCATTAGGAATAACGCGCCATTTGCCACTTGTTTCGGTATATTGCAACCAACTATCGCAAGTATCTACTAATAATTGTAGATTAGTTAAACAATCATTACCAGTATCTATTGGACCATTGACACGATATCTACGTTGTTGACCAAATCCACCACCTACTGGTGTATATGTAATATATTGATCGCTATATGCATCAAGAGTTGTTAAACTAGTTGTGTCAATCAACGATAATGGAATAGCACATCCATATCTTTCATTAGTCAAGTAATCTAATATTGCTACACCTGGCTTACAACCATTATCGCCGCCCATGTTATTAGATATTTTAACTTGTAATGTGTCAAGGCTAGTAGTCGTTGCGTCAACATTATATTCTACGCGAACTATTGCATAGACCATATTGTTTAATTGTACGCTTTGTCCATCACTTATATAAGTTGATGAGTTCCAACCATCAGATATACCACCACCTGTAGTTGCATCTGTCATTATTTGATATGGCGTTTGTGTGCTATTGCTACCACTTGTGCTAAGAGTATTATCTTGGAATAACCAAATATAAATCTTACCTGCTACCTTAGTATCAATTTGTCCTGGTGTTGTATTTGTTATCAATGCATTTACTACACCATTACTACCAAATTGTACTTTCTTGCCACCATAATATACACCATCTGTTGTATCAAATGTGACTGTCTGTCCATCTGGTTTCTCGCTTAAAGCGATGACATACCACATGAATTTTTGATCAACACTTATTTTTGCATCTATGATTGGTCCACCTACCCAAGAAGTACCATAGACTATTGGTAATTTATTTTCCGCAGCGGGAGGTAGTTGTACTCTAGCACCTGCATCAAGTCCACTACTACTACCAACATCAGTGCGTTTTGCTATAAGTTTGCTGATTGCTTTTGTTGCTACTTTACTAATAATAGCAGCGGCAGCCAATTTAACAACTGCTTTGGCTACAACATTTTTAGCAACTACTGTAGCAATCGCTTTTATGACAGGTACTATAAAACCCATTTAAATCTCCAATTGCCAGATTTTCTCTGACATCTTGTAACCAAAACGACTGAAATCAATATCATGCAATGGTTCGCTTGCATGTATCACACTCATCTCAATGCGTTTTAAATCTAATAGTTCTTGTGCATGTCTATTATATTCTTCTAATAGTTTGTATCCTGCTCTTGTATTACGCCATTCATCATCAACATACAAAAGTATTTGCGTTAGCATATACAAGTCAGGTGCCCATAAATTCTCATTGATGATGCCTATGCAGATACCAATTGGTCCTTCGCTTTCGGCAATCAATGCTATGCCAGCACCATGCAATATCGTATTAAACATGATGTTAAAATATTCTTCATCAATTGTTTTATTCTGTGGTACAAAACCCATATGCTGTACTTTTCTAGCAATATGTATGAAGTAAGGTAAGTCAAATTTATTTGCTTTGCGTATATTCATTGTCTATTTTGCGTGTTAGTAGTGCCAGGTGTCGTACTACGACTACCACCGCCACCACCGGGTACACCGCCTCCATTATAACCAGGTA